AGTTCTTTTTGCCGCTCTTCTGTTCTCAATCCTTCAATCACACCAAAATCAATCGTTGTCAATTCAATTGCTCTTTTAACTACATCCACTAATTCTGGTTTCACACCTTCAAGTCGATCTAAGGAACGTTGTGATAGTTTAAATGCCATTATTCTCCTTTACTTGCTTAAAATATTCGCAATTTTTAGCGGCTTCAATTGTTAGCTTATCGTAATTCGTATCACATAACCCACGAAATACACGTTGATGAAACTCAATGTATTTGTGATTGTCTGGTGTTGTGAACAATTGAGCGACAAACAACCAAAGCACATATAAAATAATTAGTGTTGAAATACTTCTCAGATTCAACATTATTTATGCGGTTCCAGTTGAACCAAAACCTCCGGCTCTTGTTGATTGAGATGGTCGTGTTTTTGTTTCAACTATAGTTGTTGGCACATTTTGAACTAATTCACCTTGACATATTCGTGTGTGATTCGGTAACTTAAAAGGAACATCAGTGAGATTCTGAATCAAAACAAATGTCTCTTCAACATAATCAGAATCAATCACCGCTTCTTGATTCACCAAAACAATACCATTTTTGAGTGCCAGACCAGAACGAGGATGTAATCTTACACTGAAACCTTTGGGAATATCAAAAATGATTCCTGTTGGTATCATCACTCGTAGACCACGATGAATCTCAAGATGACCAAATTCAGGTTTGATTTCAATACTCTGGTCAGAAGATGATTGAAAGGCACGGATGATTGAAGTGGGTTCAAAATTACAGAACAGATCGAAACAAGCAGAACCTGCTGTTGCGAAATAAGGTGCTACCGCATTTGGATTGTGTTTGTAGAAACCGAGAGTTTGTTTGGGAATGAAATCTTCCACACCAGTTGACATAATAACTCCATAATAAAAGATCAAAAAACGGAGTCCGAAGACTCCGTGACAAAAATAAATTAGTTAATTATAAAGACTAATGCGCCAGTAATGTTAGTTGTTGTATAGTCTTTTAGATTTTTAAAAGTAGGAGATGAACCAACGCTCAAATGCGCTAAATTTACCGAAGTAGTGTCGATGAAACCTGATAGTGAACCATTAGCGATTGTGCCTATTAGATTTCCAGGTGTTGGGGCATTTGCGCTATCACTATTATCATGATAGTTGAGAACTCCAGCACCAACTGTATCTTTATATCCAAATCTGTAAGCACCAGATATTTGCTGAAGAATCAAAGTTTGTGGAGCAATGGCGTAACTAATATCTGGATTATAATCACTTCCAGTTCCATCATCTGGATGAATTCTTAATTCAGGAGCGGCAGATGAATTAGTTGCTACAATCCACCAAGTTCCTGGAGCAAGTTTTCTTGCTACTCTTGTCATTGGATCTTGTTCAATGTTGATATGTGGATAATCATCAATCAAATCAGCAAGCATTGACATATAGTTATAATGGGTATTGTTTGCTGACATGATATTATTATAGATTGCATCCATTCTAGCAAAGTCATATGGGAATGATGTTTCGTACAATTCCCAATTTGCCCAATATGTAGCAGTGTTTGCTGGTGTAGCATAGAAATCTGTTTTTAGAGCCGCAATATCCATCGCAACAGAAGCTGATTGATTATATCCTGCACTCATTTTGTCAAAGACATCATTTAAAACACCTCGTATAGTATTAACATGAGTAACATCTGTGAGACTTGGACCTGAATGCATTTCAGCAGTAAGTTCATCAGTTGTTTTATAAAGATATCCACTATAGTTATGAACATTTTGTTGAACTGCTTCCGCAGCAGCAATAAATCCTGCAGCATCAACTTCTGTAGTAATATCTGTGAAGATCAGATTGATTACAGCATTTGCTGTATCTGAAGTAATAATTCCACCTTCTTTTAAATGTTTTACACCCACAACAACATTTTTAATTTCGATTGGCTTATGAAGAATTTCTTGAGCCGTAGTTATAGCGTAGTTGAATGACATGTCTCTTTATCCGTTTATGAAAGTTGATTTAATAAATTTTTCGATTGATCTTCAAAGTATTTATGGGCTAAATCGTTTACTGAATTATATCTCTCAGGTGTATTTACCCAACAAGTTGGAAGTGATGTATCAGACATTTCCTGATAATATTCCAAAATGTAATACAATTTATACATGTGGTCAACTTCTTGAAAATAATTATTACTAGCATAAGCATCATAATCAGTAATAATTGAAATTGTTCTCCCAGATGTATACAAAGTGTTCGCATATTGATCTAAATCATCAATGCGATTATCATAATTTATTTTTTCAGTATCAATAAACGGCCTTACAATCGCATCAAGTGGTGTGTATAACGAAACAAAGGCAGCGTCTGCGAGCATTGTTAGAACCTGATGATAGTTATTCGCTGACATCAGGTTCTTTTCTGTTTGCTCCTCATATATAGTATTCATCACATTAGCATACAAAGTAAAATTTGTTATAATGTCTGAATAAGTCATCTATTTCTTCGTGTTTAGATGTAGAATATTTAGTTTTTCGAACCTACCTGGTATTTAGCAACTAACTCCCATTGAGATTTTTCTTTGTGAGGAATAATCTTGATTTGAGAAATAGGTACAACAGGATTTTCAATTGGATTTAGGTCTTTGATTTGAACAAGATTCCAATCGTGTAGTAATTTAGCGATTGTATTGCGTCTTGCCAAGTCTGATTCGGTGAAATTACTTTCTTTTCCATCAAGTTTGAAAAGTTCCTTGAAAGAAAGAATCACATATCGCCCTCGCTTGTGAAGAATATGGCAAGATTGATATAATTTTTTTTCTTTTTTTGAAGCAATTCCGATTCTTGTCAATGTTTCACGAACTTTCAAAAAGTCATCTTGACTTTTCAAGTCAACTTCCACACCAACACCCCGAAAAATATCACCATCATGATCAATTTCATGTTCATTCAACATACAAATCTCCTAAAATAATTTTATCGTATTACATAAGTATTGTCATTACTCATATTTATACTTTTTTATTTTTCTATGACACCATAAACCATTGAATGTTCTATCTGTTTTATTTGATCATTCGTTAGAATCTCGAGAAATTCTTCGGCTTTTTTAAAGGAGACATTGTAAAATTTCGAAATCATGGATATATTTTCATAGTTGTCTTTTTTGAACCATTCTGAATATCGCTTTTTCTTTGGCACGCCATAATAATAAAAATCATAATGCATTCTGTCACTTAGCGCAGGAACAAGATTGATCTCTTTCGCATAGAAAACTGTATCTGTAAAGCCAGCAAAGGATCTTGTGACAAGAAATTGTGAATATCCACTCAGGTCCTCACCCAGATAGATTTCTTTTGTGTTGATGGATTTCACATAATCAAAAGGACTTCGTTTCTTTTTCTTTTCGAGTTCTGGCTCGACATATTCATTGTTCTTGAGACCGAAAAAGTTTTCCATGGCATTACTTCACTTCAAAGTTAGGAAGTAACATCAACTCGGTCATACAAGCCAATGTGTGAATTTCTTTATCTACCGCCGATAAAGATTCATAACCATAACGAGAAAGAATCAGAATTACATCTGGCAGACATTCTGGTTTTGCTCTCTCAAGAAGTTGGTCATAAAGAGAACGATAAAGTTCTGTTTCAGAACCATGCCAGTTTTCGAGAATAAATTTGCGAATTGTTTGAAACTTTTTTTCACGAATGGCTTCAACAAGAACATCAATGTTTTCGTTCTGAACATTCGAAAGAATTTTGTCAGATAAGGTTCCTGTGCCACTGTATCTTTGAATCTCATTGATACATCGTCGAAAGTCAGGAAAGAAATGAACGACCGCATGTTGAACTAATTTCTTTTCGTAATCAATACCTTCAAGGTCTAAAATTGTGCACAGCTTTTGAAAGAAGTTCAAAGCCAGTTTAGGTTTTTCATCTTTCGGAAAACGAAACTCAATGACGGCACAACGAGACTGAAGTGGTGAAATAATCTTTTGTGCTTGATTTGCGGTCATCACAAAACAACAATTTGATGAAAACTTTTCGAAGAAGTTTCTCAAAGCATTTTGTGAAATGTCTGTTAGATGGTCAGCCTCATCAAGAATCAGCATCTTGCGTCTACCATCCATTGACATTGCTGAACAGAAGTCAGTCATCTTTGTTCGTATCGTGTCAATACCTCTTTCTTCAGAAGCATTGATGAGCATTGTTTCAAGATTTAGTTGAGCAGCAATTGCCATGGCAGCAGATGTTTTACCTGTGCCACCTGATTGTGAATGGAAAAGAAAGTTTGGAAGGTCACCTTTTTCGACAAAGGCGGTGAGAGTTTCTTTAATATCTTCTGAGAGAATCAATTCAGAAACTTCTTGAGGGCGGTACTTTTGTACCCATAGAAATTCATCTCTTACAATCATGAATACCTCACATTTGAATTTTCAATAATATACTTGGCGGTCCCAACGGGATTTGAACCCGTGACTTCGAAGTGACAGTCCGATATTTTGACCAGTTGAAACTATGGGACCTCCTAGATCATAACACAATCTCCGAAGAATGTCAACTCTTCTTGAGGGCCTTCATTGTGTTTTCAATCGTCAACTTGTGGGCTTTCAGCTTGCCCTCAAGTTTTTTAATTTCCTTGGCATCGTCCTCATTGGACTTGCTCAAGGTTGGAATCAAGCGATTATACGCCTCAACGTTTCGCTCAATTCGTTCAATGGCGCTTTTGCGGCGCACATTCTTGGCGGCATTGCCACGAATCATAAGCTCTCCTGCTTAGGGTTGACGGAAAATTTCATCGTAGATGTAGAACTCTTCATCTACTTTGGCTCTCTCTTCTGCGATGTTTCTCTTATGATAAATTTTGACTACTTTATTCAAACTCGCCTTTGGAATCGAATAAGTCTTTGAAAGGTCTGTGATTGCATCTTTGATGAAATCTTTCTCACCATCAATGCGAGTGAGTGAATCAGAGACTTCTTTGAGGACTTTTCGAATAGTCGCCTTATCTTCTGTTGAAGAAGGTAGAACTATAGATGAGGGTGTATTATTTGTCTGGGACATTCTTCACTAACTCCTTGTTACTCTTTTCATTTATATATCGAATCATTGCGGCAAATTTATAAACATAATCTCTTGTTTCTCTGGGTAATCTTAACTTTTCCACATCAGTTGTTTTTCGACGTCTCAATTGTGAGCGAACATAGCCAGGTCCAACATTGTAGGCTGCTAAAACCAATGTCCAATTAGGAAATCTTTCTTTTAAGAAAAGAAGATATTCAGCAGCCTTAACTGTGGACTTTTTCCAATTGTATCGTTCATCAAGAAAGAAACCTTCTCGTAAATCAACATGTTCGGCTGTGATATCATTGATTTGCCACATACCAACAGCACCAGCAGAAGAAACGGCAAACGGATCATAACAACTTTCAATTATAGGAAGGTAAATCAAATCTTTAGGTAAACCATACTGGCGAAAAACATTTTCAATATGTTCAATATAAAAACGAGTTTCACCAGTTTTTAAACATCTTTCAACATGACGAATAAATCCTTTACTGTCATACCAACGGTCAACCTTTTCTCTTTTTAAAATAGTAGCATATGAAGAGGTTGTAATGAAAGCTAAAAAGCAAATCATTACAATTCCTTTTAGAGACATGTTACATCATCAAAGGTGATTTTTCATTTTTCATTGTTTCATCATCCTCAAGAGAATCATTTTCTTCCGAAACATAACGCTCTTTTATTTGGTCTTGAGCTTCCATAATTGTAAGTATATGATGAACAGAAATTGTAATTTGTTTTGCTACACCTGAAAAAGATATAGGCATAGCTCCTAATTGACCTTCTTGATTAGGCATCACAACAATAGGATTTTGTAAAATTATCACCTTTTGATTAAACCAAAGGTCTTTAGGATCTTCCGATGAAATGAGAGATTCATGAATTGAAGCAACTAGTTCGGTTCCTGTTGCTAATTTGATCGAACATATTTCCATTTTTACCCAAATGTTACAGGTTGCTGTAATGCTACAAAGAAAGTATATTCACGATTTTTTGAAGTGAACTGGGCACCGCCTTTAGCAGCAATACGAACTTCATAATCATCATTCAACATTTTGAGTTTTGAAACTTCAAATACTGCTGAGAATCTTTTTTCTGTAGTATTTCTTTGCTCAAGTTTTCGGCGATGTCTTTCGGAAATTGTTGAGCCATTTTGTGAAATATTTTCTGACACCATATAGATATCATTTTCATCACCTTCAAACACAAGATTTTGAAAGCCATTTACAGCGGCAGACTTTTTGCCATACTCAAGCATACTTTCAGACAAGGTGAACTCGATGTCTGGCTTTTCAATCACATACTTTTTTGAACGGTCTAATTCTTCAACAAGTTTAGGATCACAAAAACGAATATCCTGACTGGTTTTATCTGACTGAATCACAAGATACTGTTCATCTTTTGGGAACTTCAAAACTGTATCGCCTGTTGAAGATACAAGTGAATAGACAGAAATGAAATGATTCAAGTCAAAGATACAGAATTCTTTTGGAAACTCTTCTTCAAAGGTTGCGAAAGCAAAAGAATTACCTGAATTGCTGACAGTGCTTTGCTGTGAGCCAGGATAAAAGTGAATTGATTCATTGATAGAGGCAAAGTTTGATAGAAAGAGAAGGTCAGACTTTGACAAATTTAGCATAATATTACCTCGTTGTTAAAATTTCAATTGTAATTCCAATGGAACTGAGAGAGATCTCATAAGTATTCCAACGATTATCTACACGAATACCAAAGTTTTCGAAACGAAATAAACAATATTCTCGTTCTTCATACAAACCTGTGATATCATTTGTAGCATAATCAATTCCCGCATTATACATATGATTCAGCATGTGAGGATTGTCCCTCACACACTGTTCACATTCATTCGCTGCAATGAATAATAACATATTTTAAGTTATTTGTCAAGAGGCTTTATTCAATCCAGTCAAATCAATATCCGGAACATCGGATTGTGTTGTAGCGATTGCTGGGCCTTGATTTTGAAATTGCTCCATAGCAGCAAGAGCCTGAACAGAACCACGATAAACATATGTACCAACGTGACTCAATTGCATCCAAGGACATGCCCAGATTTTTGATCCAGCTTTGCGAGACATTTGACAGAAGAAATAATCTTCAGATAACAAACGATTAGTCTCACCACCAGTTGTTTCAGGACGGTCAAAATCAACATGAAAGTATGCTGTGATTAACTTTGAGCCGTTGAAATCTTTTGAATGATTATGATCAGGTTTATATTCATAATTAGGATATGCTTCTTTGTAGGTGGTCAAGGCGGTCTTGTTCAGCATCATGAAACCAGTTCCAATCTCAAGAACTTCAACTGGTTTGAAAATCTCAATCTCACCACGGCTTGCTGGATTGAAAACAAAATCTCCACCAAAGTCTGCTAGTTTAGCAGGTGAATCAAGGAAGCCATCCATCTTGGCAGCTTTGTCAACTCTTGGCCAGAGAATATGCTTTTTAGGATATAAACCTCCGATGATTGGATGCTCATCGTCTGAAAGATAGAGAAGGTGTAGAACATCACGAGGATCAAACACAACGTCAGCATCAATGAACATACCATGTGTAAATTCACTGATTTCAAAATAATGTGCTAGATAATTTCTGGCTCGTTGAATCAAACTTTCGTTCATGATGAACTTACATTGCAGCTTGATTCCGAAATAGGAACAGAGAGTGTTGAGGTCAATCAGGCGAGAAGCTGTTTCGGCAATCATTTGACCACCATAACACGGCATCATAATCATCAGTGATTTGCCTTCAAAATCTTTAGGCTCGAGTTGAGTTTTTAAATCAACATTAGTTGGTTGTTCAGGTTGTTCTGACATTTATAACTCCATAAAATAGTAAAAAATAAAGAGAATCATTCAATCTCATTTCTTTATTTAGTCTGTTTAAATTTCAATCCATATCCAAAATAAAAAACTACCCAAAGTGATTGGTATCAGAAATGCAATCGCAAGAAGTAGATTCCAAATTTTATCAAATTTTA